GACGGCGACGGCATCGCCGTGCCATGCCCGCTCGAAGTTCCAGTAACCCTGGTCGAACCAGTCCATGCCGATCGGCCGGTACAGGTCCCAGCCGAGGCGTTGACACAGGAGTTCGAGCGACTCCCAGAGGTCGTGGTGGTGGTAGTCAGCCAAGAGCCTCATGACAGGAACTCGCGCCACTGCGGACCGACGGTCGCGACGTCGAACAGGTCGATGGCCCGCGCCCGCTGCTCGGCTCCTCGCCGCGCGGCGTACTCGTGGCTCCGCAGATAGGCATCGAGCGGGATGTGGTGGAGCAGCAGCCCCGGGTTGGCGATGTCCTCCGCCTCGGAGATGTCGGCGACCCACTGCCAGTCTAGCGACGGCGGCAGCAGGCCCATGGCCACCACCGGCACGCCCGACAACATCGCCTCGATGAGCCCGAGCGTGTAGCTGGCCGGGATCGTGCCCGTGTAGAAGTAGGTGCGGATGCGCCGCAGGTACTCCAGCATGTCGGGGTACGACAGCGCCCCCACCCCACCGGGCAGGTGCTCGGAGCCCTTGCCGGCGGGCATCGTCGGTAGCCCATCGGTGTACTTGCGCCAGGAGCCGAGGCCCGTCGAGTCGCCCCGCGCGACCATGTCCTGGCTGAGGTTGCCGACGACCTTCCAGTCGCCGACATACGGCCCGTAATCGTCGGGGTACTTGCCGAACCTGATGACCGCATCCTCACCGGCGAAGCAACCGACCTTCTCGAAGGCGTAGCGCTCCTTGGGCGAGTAGCGCACGATCTGCAGCCCGCGGAAGCCCGCCATGAACTCCTCGAGCCGCGGGTCGGACTGGCCACAGGTGCGCCATATCACCCGCTTGTGCTTGATGCGTTCCCACTGTCCGCCGATCCAGCGGTCGGGGAAGTGGTGGACGATGATGGCGTCAGCCCAGTCGATGATGTCGTCGTGGAGCGCCGCCTTGCCCCAGTCGATAGCGGGGCCAGGGTCGCCGCGCTCAGCGCGCACCTCGTGGAGGCGGGCTACGAGGTCCGGGTGATGCGGAGCATCTGGGAGCGGGGGTCGGATGCCCTCTCCTTCAGTACCCGGCACCTCGTAGCCGCCGGGGGCGAAACAGTTGAAGCCCAAGTCGTTGAACATCCGCAGGTCGTCATACTCGGCGACCGCGTGACTGGCGAGCAGGACGATATTCATGGCATGAGGTCCGCGATCCCGAGGCGCACCTTATAGAGGTCACGCGCCTCGTCCGAGAAGCCCTGCCATGCCTTGCGCGGGTTGGCGGTGAATGGCCCGCCACCGATGCCTTGGCTCCAGATGACCTCGTGTGTCTTGCTTAGTTGCTTGGCGAACGACTCGGGACTGCCGTCCCGTTCGTGCCACTCGCCCTCGATGATGCCGAGCTTCGCCAGTCCTGCACCCTTGAGGAACCGGTGTTCGCAGCCCTCACAGTCGGACTTGACCCAGACGAACCCGACGCCGCCGGTCTTCTTGATCACATCACCGAGCGTGAAGCACGGCACGCGGGCGGACTTCTTGTCGCCAGGCGCGTCCATCCACGGCGTCACGCTGCCGATGTAGGCGTGGGTCTCTGCAACCTCCGAGCCGGTGTAGCCGTACTCGATGTCGGTGGACGCCTTGGTGGTATCCCATGCCACGCCACGCCAGACGTAACACCGGTCGGCCACCCCGTTCAGGGCGAGGTTCTCTTCTAGCAGGTCGCAGTTATCCGGCACCCCCTCGATAGCGACGACCCGCATGTCCGGGTTGTCGATCAGCAGCGGGACCGTGACCGAGCCGATGTGGGCACCGATGTCGAGCCCCCATCCCGGCAGGTCGTGGAACGACCCCAGGTGGTACTCATCGACGAGGTTGCCCCAGAGCCTATTGCTCGCCCCGACCGTCGCGAGGTCCGACGTACCGGATCGGGTCTTGAACCTGGCCGGGTTGCCGTGCGGCGTCTCGACCTCGGTGATGTAGGTGGTTTGCGGCGGCTTCTGGCGCCGGATGGCTTCCGACGTCCTCTCGAACGCAGCGTCTTCGTCTTGGGGTTCCACGGTGAGCGCCTCCGTGTTGGGTATGGGGTGAGCGCTAGTAGGAGGGAGAGCCGCAGGCCGTGGTCAACACGCGCTCACGATGCAGACCGGCGTGGCCTGCGGCTCCCATGTGGTACCGGTCCTAGAGGCCTAGGACCTTCTGGACGCGACCCGAGCGGACGTAGGGCTCGGCGTTGAAGCCGAACTCCTCTTCCGCGCGGAACCCGGTGACGTTCTGGTCGAAGCGGTTGCCCGCGTCGCTGACGTCGATCCGGAAGCTGTCGCCGGTGTAGATGTCGACCTCGGACCGCTCGATGATGAGCGCCGTGCCGATCTGCGCCGCCGGCCAGTACGGGTCACGCCGGACCGGGACACCCCAGACCGTCGGGCCCGGAGGGCTGCCGGCCGCGCCTGCCGCAGGATCGAACGCCCAACCGCCTGAGCCTGACGTGCCGAGCGTCTCGGTCGCCATCTCCCAGAAGTCGGTCGGGTGCATGACCACGCACAGGTTGGACTCGGTGGACACGATGCCGCGCGCCTCCATCGCGGAGATACCGCGACCGATGGCGCCCGCTCGTGGTTCCGACGAGAGGGTGGTCTTGAAGCCTGCCGGGTCGCCGAAGGCGAGGAAGGCCTGGAAGAAGCCCAACGGCTGCGACGAACCGGTGCCGTTGGTGATGAACGTCGCCTCGAGCGCGGCGATCGACTTGGCCAGGCGGCGGCGTGCGGCGTTCTCTGCGGCGCCGTTGGACTGGCGGAGCAGCTGGTTACCGACGTCGGCGATCTGGGCGATGGTGTAGAGCGTCGCGGTGGCGCGTGCGAACTGGAAGTCGCGGATGTCCTTGTTGCTGCCATAGGCGCCCTGCAGCAGCGCTGCCGAGATGCCGGTGATCTCGTACGGGATGTCCACGCCAGCGCCGGACACCCCATCGACCACGTTGAACAGTTCGCGGTAGATGTTGTTGGCGGCGAGCGCCGTGACGAGGCTCGACACGAAGTTGTTCGGCACGATGGCCGTGCCGGTCGCTACGGACGTGCCCAGCACGGCCTTCACGAACTCCTGCGCGTCGGTGTCGCCGTTGCGCTTGTTGACCAGCGCCGACAGCCAGTTGACCTCGTTGTACGGGCCGACCGACTTGATGGACGGTTCGGTGTTGGAGCCGATGCCGCCCTTGAGGATCGCCTGCGCCTTGGCCGAAGCCTTCTCGCGGGCGAATGCCTTCATGCGGTCGTCGAGCGACTTGACCTGCTCCTCGACCTTGGCGGCGCGCTGGTCTGCCTCGAGTCGGTCGATCTCGGCCGACTTGGTGGTGATGGCCGTCTGGATCGCATCGATGCGGTCAGCCGGCATGTCTTCCTTGTCTGCGAGCTCTTCTGCAAGAGCCATGACCTCGGCTCGGAGGGCTTCCGCCCTCTCGTCGAGTTCCTTACCCAAGTGATCAGTCCTCCACCCGCTGAGCGCGGACGGGCAATCAGTCGTCGAGACGCCGGAGCATCGCGTCGACACGGATACGGGCTACGACCAGCCGCGCCGCCGCCGGGTCCTTGCCACCTTGCGGCAGGGTCGGTCCCAGGTCCGGGGTCTGATCGGGTTCGGTGAACAGTCCACGAGTGTCCTCGTCGACCGTGATACCGGCGGATGAGAAGTGGTCGAGCGCCTTGATGGGCACGACCCGTGAGAAGGGATTGGCGGGGGTGGTGGTGAGGGTCTGCTCGATGTGCGGCCACACCAAGATTTCCCCATCGGGCGCCTTGCGGACCACGTGCCCCAAGGCTCCGGACGAGCCGTACACCTTGCCGGCCGCGAGCATCCGGCTGACCTGCTGCCAGTAGCGGTTGCCGCGGTCGAGCCACATGTCGGCCCACCAGCCGTCGGCGGCCTTCTCGAGGTCGCCCTCGTAGCCGATGGCGTCGTCCGGTTCGTCCTTGGTCTCGTCGATGCCGTGGTGCCACAGCACCGGGCGCTCGCTGAACCAGTGCGGCTTGATGTCGGTCTTGGCCGAGAAGAACTCGCCGTCCATGTCGCGGCCCTTGAACGGACCGCCGAACGGGATGGCCAGCACGCGCCACTTGGCCGTGCCGACCTGTTCTGCCTTGATGGGCATCGCCGTGATCTTCGGCATGGCCTTCCTCTCGCTGGCGTACAGCGCGGCCAGTTGCTTCTTGGCCTTGCTCTCGCTCTCGTGGCAGCCGGCGATCGAGCCGTCGGCGTCCTTGACGACCGCGTAGGGTTTCGATGGAGGGCAGTCTTCCGACTTGCCGATATGCCAGGGCATCAGTCGTCGTCCGCTAGCAGCAGGGCGAGGATGGCGTCCTCGTCGTCGAGCAGGTAGGGCTCGGTGTCCTCGAGCAGCGCCGCCATCTCGCGACGCCTCGCCTCGCGCCTGCGGTGTTCCTCGGGGGTGTTGAGTCCGAAGCGGCCCGAGGTCCCGCCGAGCACCGCCGGGGGTTGGCCGTTGACCAGCACGCTGACGCTGTCGGTGATGGTGACCGTGTCGGATGCGAAGCGATCCTTGACGTCGGCCAGCACCGAGTCGGTGAACGACACCGCATCGGCGATGGAGCGCAGCAGCCCGACCACCCGCGCCACGGTGTTGCCGAAACTGACCGAGTCCGTGAGGGTCCGCGCGGTCGACTTGGACTGGGCGACCGACTCGCTGACCGTCACGGAGTCCGCAGCAGTCCGCAGGTCGGTGAGCGTCCGCGTCACGCTGTCGCTGATCGTGACCGTGTCATCGACGGTCCGGACGACGGTGGTTCCCGACTTGGATGCGACGACCGACTCGGAGATGGTGACGTTGTCGGCGTTGGTCCGGTTGAGCGTCAGGACCCGAGCGACGCTGTCAGTGAGCCCGACGCTGTCGGCGACGGTCCGGAAGACCGTGACCAGCCGCGCCACGGAGTCCGTGATGGACACCGTGTCCGCAGCGGTGCGGACGAGGCTGACCACCCGCGCGACGGTGTTCCCGGCGGTGACGCTATCGCTGACCGTCCGCAGCAGCGTGACCACACGGGCCACGGAGTCGGATGCGGTGACCGTATCGCTGGCCGTTCGGAGCAGCGTGACGAGCCTGGCGACCGAGTCCGACAGGGTGACGCTATCGGCGAGGGTGCGCGGCAGGAGCTTGATGCCCGCCACCGACTCGGAGAACGACACCGAGTCGGCTGCGGTCCGGAACAGGGTGAGCAGGCGCGATACCGAGTCGGACGCCGTGACGGTGTCCGAGGCGGTCCGGAACAGGCTGACGATCCGGGCGACCGTGTTGCCCGCCGTGACCGTATCGGATGCGGTCCGCAGCGCGGTCAGGACCCGGGCGACGGAGTCCGACAACGTGACCGAGTCGGCCGTCGTCCGCAGCAGCGTGACGATCCGGGCGACCGACTCGGACGCCGTGACCGTATCCGCCGCCGTGCGGAACAGCGTCAGGACACGGGCGACCGACTCTGTGAAGGTGACGCTATCGGCAGCGGTGCGGTTGACCTGCCCAGCCGGTTCGGGCGGCTGGACCTTGGGGAGGCGCTGCTGTGGTTGGGGCGGGCGCCTGAACAGCCCTGGCATGGGCTAGTTCAGTTCTTCAAACGTGATCCCGGCGTTCCAGCCCGTCAGCGTCGTCGCCGTGCCGACCATCTTGAGCACGATGGCCGTGTCGGTGGGCACGATCAGCCGTTCCTCGGGCGTGGGCACCCACAACCAGCCATTCAGGTTGTTGAACCCGTCGTAGATGATCGGCGTCCGGGTGCCGGCGGCATTGGCCGACGAGTCCGTGCCTGCCGTGGCCTCGGCACCCGTCGTACCACCGACGATGGTCGACGCTGGACCGTTGACGAAGTGCGGCGTCGGCGTGGTCGAGGTGTAGGTGCCGAAGGCCGACGCCTGCAGCGCCAGCATGATGCCCAGCTGCTGGGAGGTCTCGGTCTCGTTCTGGCTGCACCACGCGCGCAGGATGCTGATCGTCGAGGCGCGCGTACCCAAGGTCGAGTCGGTATGGATGATGACCATCTCGCTGTCCGCGATGATCGTCTGGTTCTGCATGGTGACGGAATAGACAGCCATTCAGGACCTCTAATGGGCTAGCAGTTGGGGATAGGGCGTGGAGTAGGGCACGCGCTCGACCGCGGCGGCTGGGGTCCAGGCGACGAGCATGCCCATGAAGTCGAGGCACGCCACGCGCGACTCGGAGATACGCGAGGTGCGGATCGTGGGGCTGGTCCCGAGAGTGACCGATGGGCTGGTCGTCAAGGTGCCGACGTTCGTGACCCACAGGCCGTTCTCCGCGCCGTGGGCTCCGCCGTCGTTACCGGCAGTGACGCTGGCACCCGCGACCGTCGGATTGGTCAGGGCGCCCATGTTCTGGAGGTTCTTGGTACCGGTGGCGATGTCCTCGCCATGGCGGACGATGGACTGGACAGCAAGCACCGTGTCGCCCGACGCGATGCCAAGCGTGGTGTATGTCTCGAGGTTGGCGAGGTAGTTGCAGGTGGTCGAGGCCGGGAAGTGCATCCCCGCCTTCGGGTTGGCTGCCTCGTTGGCCGACGCCACACCAGCAGGCGGCGCGTTGTCGACGCATTGCCAGATGTTCGTCGTGGCGCCGTTGTTGTCGGTCACGCCGGTCACGGTGTTGTCGCTGATGGGGAACGCGACG